TCAGATCTTGTTGATGGCATCGATCAGTATAGATACGTCTAAATGCGTATATACCTTTTCGGTCAGATCCATAGCACCGGAGTGACCCAGGATCTTTTTAGTGACCAGTGGATTTGTATCCGCATTGGCCAACAGGGAGGCGCAGGTATGTCTTGTATCATGTGGTGTATGATTCATATCCAGATTCTTCATAACTGGAGTCCATCGTGTACGCCTGTAATTGTCGATCTTGGCACGAGTCGATAAAGTATTGTTGATCAAATACTCCCCATCCTCTTCCATCCTTGCATATACAAAAGGATAGATTTTTTCTGCAATTGGTACAATACGCTCTGCATTTTCAGTCTTCGTACCGTGGATCTCGATGTATCGATCATTCAGATGCACATCCTCTTTCTTGATGCTCAGCATCTCGCCAATACGCACACCAGTGTAGATTAACATTAGCACAACCTGCACATCAGCATCGAACTGATTATCCCATAGCCTTTTAATTTCTTCATTTGTAAAGATCGTATGGCCACGCTGATTAGGATTCTTGTTCTTATGTTTTTGCACATTGATTAGCCTTGAATAGTCCTTATCAACGATGTCATAGCGTAAGGCGTATTTATACATGGAATGTAAAAGGCTCTTGAATCTTTTTAGAGTCGGTGCGTTCTTTCCGGACTCATCGATAACACGCTGCAAGTCTTTTGTTCTCAATTTTGACATCGGTATGTTATAAATTTTTGAACATGTCTTGTAGCAAGCCTTATAGCCGGCAATCGTTGAATCCGACAGTTCCGGGAAATGCTCTTCTGACCAACGATCCCAAACTTCTGCAAAGGTCGTCTTGCGCTCAGACACGTCATAAGGCGATAGATTATACTCCTCCAACATCTTTATACCCTCTTCATACGTTTTGGCATAGCCGATCACTATGACGTTCTGTACCGCCTTATCACCAATGAGATCCCACCCGATTGTCTTTTTCACGACATAAGGTCTTCTTCTTTTTCTCTTGTCGATTCTAAATACAGTTCCGTAGCCGTTAGGCAGTTTCATTTTCTTTCTAGGCATAAGTACCCATCCTTTCTTTTTGATTCGATTTTTGATAAAATGGGTACATAAAAAGTTAGACGGTCAATCTTTACTTTTTATGTATCCCGGATGTGCTGGTAACACATCCAATTGATCCCTTGGTGCTGGTAACACCGGGGGATTTTTTATTTACTTGTTTACTTTGCTCTACAAATATTTTTCCAAAGATTCGAGTAGCTGATCTTCCAGATCGTAGATATCGTCAATGCTGTTGAGCTCGTAACGTACCGGTTCTTTATTTTCATCGGACAAGATGATGTGCTTTTTCTTTGAGTCTAAATTGATTCGGCATATCCACTTTCTTGTATTCCCGTCTAACAGCACTCCGAAGTAACTCTCTGTATCCTTGTGAGTGATTCTTGATCCAGGAACCTTTTTGCGTAAGATAGCTTTAACTACGGCAAAGGCATTGAGCTCATCATAGGTGGTATGAATCTTGCTCTTCTTTTCTTCTGCCTCTTCCTTTTGTTCCTCTTGTGGGGCAGCGGCTATGTCTTCCTTTGGTGTATCCTCAGATTCAGAGCTTAGTAGAGTCTCTTTAAACTTACTAGACATACGGTCGTTGATAAATTGGTTCATGGCACGTTTTACTAGCGGCTGGAAACGTTCCACAACTTTTTGATTCTTGATACCATCATAAACTCCTTCATTAAGGATAAAGCGTACGAAATCTTCCGATGGATTGTCCACAATCTCTTTAAAGGCAGCTTTCAACAGATTCAGATATTTCAAATCTGATGCTGTACTCAGAATGGAGTCTATATTGATATTGGCCTTAGCAAAATTATTAAGATACTCTATGGCCTGATCACTCAGATGCTCCATATCTAATGTATAAAATGGCTTGGAGTCCATGACATTTGGTGAGTCAAGATCACTAAAGAATTTATAAATAATGCCGTTTGTCAAAATGGCAAAGCGTGATTTTGTGGTACCGAAATATCTAAATAATTGTGAGTCATGCTTATCTAGTTTTTCAGAACATGCTTTTGCCTCAATCAGAATGATTGGTGTCCATCCTGTAAGATAGCATAATCTACTTTTTCACCTCTTTTGATTCCGACATCAGCCGTAAATTCCGGTACAAATTCTAATGGGTTGAAAACGTCAAACCCTAGAGCCTGGAAGAAAGGAAGAATAAAGGACTGCTTAGTCGCCTCTTCTGTCTCAATATTATCTTTAAGAGACTTGATCCTTTCACTCAGCTGATACATTTGTTCTTTTAATTCCATTTCTTATATCCTCCTACCGCAATGCGGTTAAAACCTTAGTCATTAAAATTCTTAATTGATTTTTTCAATTTTCCCACACATCTAAAATGCTCGTTCAACGGATCTACTGGGATAGGATCGTAATCGCTATTCATCGGTTGTAAAATGATCATACCGTTAACCTCTGTGTACTTTTTGCACATAGCCTCGTTTTCATCCACGCAGAAAGCGCCGATCATACCATTATATACAGATGATGTCTTTTCAAAAACGAGCAGATCACCCTCATCGATGCCAGCGTCTTTCATAGAGTCGCCTTCTGCAATCTGGCAGAAATAGTGAGATGGGTCTGACAACCCTTTGGATGGCACCGGCACATATTCAACGATATCTTCATCCGCAAAGCCGCCATTACCACAACAAATAGGTGGGTAGAGGGGAATACGCATATAGCCAATGCCTACATTACTGTACATTTCATCATCTTCAATAGTTCCTACTATCACAGCTGGAGAAAGCTTTAAAACTTTAGAAAGCGAGGCGATTCGGCTTCTTTTCATATCACCGATATCTCCACTTTCCCAGCGAGATACTGTAGCCTCACTCACATCACAAGCTTTTGCGATATCTAGTAAGCTCAGCCTTAATTCTTTCCTCCTAGTTTTTATAATATCCTTTATATCCATATGGTTTACCTCTTTAATCTTTATACTTATATTATATACTGACATTGCATAAACGCAAGGAATATTTAAAAAACGAAAAAAATCTTGCATTTATGTATTGACTTACGTAAACGCAAGATGTATTATGATTACGTAAACGTAAGGAGGAGATAACATGAATGCTTTACTGCTAGAAATGAAAGCTAAGTCACAAGGTAAAAACAATGAATACATGGCAAAGCTTTTGCACATTGACCCTGTGACCTACTATCGGAAAAGAGTAGGAGAATCAGAATTCACGCGTAAAGAAATGCAGATTATTAGATCAGAGCTTAATTTATCTGCCGATGAATTTGATTCTATTTTTTTTGACGATGTACTTACGCAAACGTAAGAAAGAGGGGGATTGAGAACATGACTAAAAAAGAAAAGGAATTAGAGCATGAGAAAGAAACATTACAGATGATGAGCCGCGTCAACAAGCACGCAGAAGTGCAGCAGATTGTGGACAGTCAAGAGACTAAGGACTCATGGCAAATAGCCTTTTACATCATGGCGTTTGCAGCAGGGTGCTTGTGCACAACGGCGTTGATGATGGCATTAAACATCGTGCACTAGGAAAGGAGGGGTGACATGGCGAGTGTATATCTGAAACCACCCGAATTTACAGGCGAGGCCGTACCGGTAACCGTAGCTGCAGAAGTGATGGGCAAAGATCCGCAGTTTATACGAATCGCTTTGATCCGAGGTCTATTGCCGATTGGAATGGCGATGAAGATCGACGAGGAAAGTAACCGGTACAACTACTATATCTCGCCCAAACTGTTTTGGGAGTACACGGGATATGTGTATGAGAAGGCATTAAAAAAAGCGCAATCACCGGCAAAAGTAGAGAGCGCTCAATAGTGGATTACCTTTTTAATCCACTTCTATTTTAACACAAAAGAAGGGAGAAAAACATATGCAAAAAGAAGGTAACGTATCATGACCCTCGATGTATTCAGATCCAAACACCTCTATTTCTCAGCTGAGGCATTTCTCGCCGACAGGGGACGAGAACCTGTTGAGGATGACTGGATCTACAAGGTGGATGGCCGACCGATCGTGCAGTCCAAGACGTATCCCGCGGGAGACGGAAACGGAACGAGCGTAACGCTTGGACGAATTAAAGGTACACACTTTTGGGTATATCCCGAATGGTGCAAAAAAGAAGGAGATTAAAAATGTTCAAAAAAGAACCAATAACAATTACGGAAGAACAGTTTGTTAAGGCAGCGGCGAAAGCCACGGAAAAATTTTTCGATGAAACGAAAGACGTTGAAATCATATTGCCGATGGGAATTATGGCCTCCCTTATTTCACGTGAATTATTTCATGCGGGGGAGGGGCAGACTGATGTCAACGTGGAGGCTTAACTATGATCGACGATGTACTTGTTGATGTATTACGCCGATCCGGAAAGATGTCGAGAGCGGATCTCGTCAAAGCGCTCAACCTTACATCCAAACATCCGGACCGACAGCTCCGCAACATCAAGGAGCGCGTCAATCTTGGTACCGGTCGGTTTGCCAACACGCTGATTGTTGGATTTAGCGACCGTAAAGGCTATAAACTCGCCGATACGGAGGCAGAGTTAACACACTTTATCATCGAGACCAACCATCGGCTGATGTCATTACAGGCGCAGCTCAGCAAGGCGTGGCGGATGAGAGAGGAGATCAGACATGCGGACAGGGGATGGTAAATATATAGCCTTGTCTATTACGCAACCACTTATCCCGATCGTTAGAAACGATCCAAATGAAATGATGATCATCATCAAATGTCCATATTGCGGACAGGAGACAAAGGTTGGACTGACCTATATGATCAGCGGATTTGTCGGATGCGAAAACTGCTATTTCGAAGAGGGCGGACTATTTGATACAACCATGTATCTCAAAACGTTTGATTACCCGTCTTACGTGAATGGTGACTTTTATAACGAGGGCTACTTGGCCAACAAGAAGAAATGGAAAGAAAGGAAAAAGAAAATTGAACAACAGTACTAAATCCCTACGGGGGGGTTACTAAAGATACTGGATAAGCAGTATTTACCGGATGCAGAAGCGCTGCATCTGATACCCCAAATATACCAGTCTCAACCGGAAATCTTAATGGGGCTGATCTACATTTACAACTATGGCCGGATACGAGGTATCCAGGCAGAAAGGGAAAGGAAGAAAAATAATGGATATCAATTTAAAAATTACAGCCGATGACAAGGCTTTAGAGTTTAGTCGCAACTTATCAAATTTCTACGCCAATCTCGTCGTATCGGGGTTTGTAGCGGACCAGAAAAAAGAGACCATTACAAAAGTCGATAAGATCGCCGATGTGGAAAAACCAGAAGAACCAGACAGACCTTGGGAGACGATCGAACCGGATCCGATCAAGGTGGACGAGGCACCGAAGGAAGAGCCGGCTAAAAAGTACACGACCGAAGAGATCCGTGCGGCCGGGGCAGACTATATCAAACGAAAAGGCAAGCCTGCATTTAAAGTTTTGTTAACACGATATAACATCAATAAGCTGACGGAATTACCGGAAGATAAATATTCGGACTTTATGGAGGATTGCGATAATGCCAGATAAACATGCGACCCTATCCGCCTCTGCATCCCATCGTTGGCTGGAATGTACGCCATCTGCGTTGCTGGAAAAGAATATCCCGGACACCACCAGTGAGTTTGCACAGGAGGGTACAGAGGCTCATAAGCTGGCCGAAAAGAAACTCAATGGTTGGCTCAAGTCCGGGAAGAAGAGCAGTAGGTTCAAAGCTCTCGATGGGGAGATGCAGGAGTGTACAGACTCGTACAGAGACTACGTCATCGAAGTGTTTAACGAGGAAAAAGCCAAGACTCCGGATGCGCAACTGCTCATCGAACAAAAGCTTGACTTTAGTCGATGGGTGCCTGAGGGATTTGGTACAGGTGATGCCGTCATTATTGGCGATGACACGCTCCATGTCATTGACCTCAAGTACGGTAAGGGTGTCAAGGTTGATGCGGTCGGCAACACGCAAGCTCGACTGTATGCAGCCGGTGCCTTAGATACTTTCGGTTTGCTTTATGGCTTTGACAAGATCCGGGTACATATCTATCAACCACGCATTGATAACATCTCAACAGCCGATTACACCGTTGAGGAATTGGAAGAGTGGATGGACAAGGAAGTTAAACCGAAAGCCGAACTCGCCATCAAGGGTGAGGGTGAACAAAAGCCTGGCGACTGGTGCAAGTTTTGTAAGGTGCGAGGCAACTGTGAGGCTCGTATGAAAGCCAATCTCGACAATCTGAAAGAAACAGGATTTGCCAACCAACCAGGACTTCTTACACAGCAACAGATCGAACAGGCCCTACCAATCTTGGACGAGGTCATCAGCTGGGCAAAGGATCTACAGCAGTATGCCTTAGACAAAGCCTTAGAGGGTATTAAGTTTAAAGGTTTCAAGGTCGTCGAGGGGCGATCCAACAGAAAGGTTTTGGATGAGGACGGACTCATTGAGGCACTCCACAAGATGGAGTATGGCGATGACATTATCCTAACCAAGCCGAAACTGGAAACCATCACCACATTGGAAAAGCGAATCGGAAAGAAACTCTTTACCGGTATCGCTATGCCATACATCGGCAAGCCGAAAGGCAAGCCAACGCTTGTACCGGAAAGCGATAAAAGACCGGAATATGACAGTGCCGCAAATGACTTTGCGGAAGATTTGAAATAAGGAGGAAACACACAATGTCAGTAAAAGTAAAAACAGGAGAAGTAAGATTTAGCTTTTGTCACTTATTCGAACCGTATGCATTTCAGGAAGGACAGGAGGCCAAGTACTCGTTGGCTATTCTGATCCCGAAAACGGACAAGAAAACCATTGGAGCTATCAAAGCCGCATATGAACAGGCTAAACAGGAAGGCGTTGAGAAATACGGAAAAGCCTTTGCCAGTAAGGCAAGCCCACTGGTTAGACCGGTCGGAAGCAACTATGGGCTTTTGAGAGACGCGGATCAAGACGAAGAGTTATCAACCGATGAGTCCTATGCAGGTCATTACATCATGAATTTAAAATCCACAAAGGCGCCACAGGTCTTAGCCAAAGAAACAGGTAAGCAGTTGATCACCAAAGAAAACGGTGGGGAAGACATCGTCTATAGCGGTTGCTATGGAAAAGTATCATTAAGCGTTTATCCATATAACAATGTACAGACCGGGATCTCGGCATCTCTGAACAACGTATTAAAGACGAGAGACGGGGAACGATTCAGCGGTTGGACATCCGCAGCGGATGACTTTGCCGAAGAGTTAGAAGATGCGGACTACGATGACGATCTACTTGGATGAGTCGAGTATTACATATCGACTTGGAGACATACTCGGACATCGACATCGGCAAGTGCGGGGCGTATCGATACGTCGACAGCCCCAACTTTGAAATTCTGCTCCTTGCTTACGCCTATGATGATGGGCCGGTAACGGTCATTGATGTAGCGCAAAAGGGAGGATGGCCAACGCAAGTTCTTGATGACATCCTCAGTCCCGATATCACAAAAGTGGCTCACAACGCAGCTTTTGAAAGAATCTGTTTATCAAAGTTTCTCAATACACATTTAGATCCAAAGGCATGGCACTGCACAATGGTCCATGCCTTGTCGCTAGGCTTTCCGGCATCACTGGCTGATGTCGGCAAGGCTTTAAACTTGGAAGAGGACAAGCAGAAAATGGCGGTCGGCAAACGACTGATCACGTACTTTTGCAAGCCCTGTAAACCGACACAGGCTAATGGGCAGAGAACGAGAAACTATCCACATCATGATCCGGAAAAGTGGGATCTCTTCAAGGAGTACAACCGGCAGGATGTTGTTACGGAACAAGCCATCTACGACAAGCTGATGAAGTTTCCCTTACCGGAAAGTGAGCGGATACTGTACTGCCTGGATCAGTCCATCAATGACTATGGTATCGGAGTCGATACCGATCTGATGGATAAGGTGATCGGATACTCCAAAGACTATGAGGCGGCGCTAAGAAAAGAGTGTGAAAAGCTCACAGGCGGAATCAATGTCCACTCCATCGTACAGCTCAAGCAATGGCTAACAGAACAGGAGGGGCGACAGATCGACAGTCTGACAAAGGACGATGTGGATCAGCTGCTCAATTTGGATCTCAAGCCTGGCTCAAGACGCATCTTGGAGTTACGCCAGGAAACGGGCAAGACCTCGGTCAAGAAGTACGAGGCCTTCGAGAGGTCCATCTGCAGTGATGGACGGATTCACGGGGCTTTCCAATTCTACGGTGCTGGACGTACCGGACGATGGGCCGGACGTCTGATCCAGCCGCAGAACTTCCCTCGTAACGCTTTTGAGGATATTGCCTTAGCTCGTCAGCTGGTCAAATCCGAACAATGGGACGAGATCGAAATGCTTTATGGCTCCATGAATGATGTATTTTCCACACTGATACGAACACTCATCGTACCACCTCAAGGGATGACCTTTGCCATTGCCGACTACTCAGCCATTGAGGCTAGAGTGGTCGCATGGATGGCCGACGAGAAATGGCGACAGGATGTATTTGCCAATGGTGGCGATATCTACTGTATGTTAGCTACTCAAATGTTCGGTGTGCCAGTAGAAAAGCATGGTCAAAACAGTCACTTGCGGAAAAAAGGCAAGGTAGCGGAACTGGCTTGTGGCTATGGCGGCGGTGTTGGTGCATTACGAAAGATGGGTGGTGAGCAGATGGGCCTGTCGGAAAAGGAAATGGATGACATCGTCAAGAAATGGCGCCGGTCAAGTCCTCATGTCGTAAGACTATGGCGTGAGCTGGGCGATGCTGCCATTGAGGCCATTGATACCAGGCTCAGAGTCAAATGCCGTCACGGCGTAAGTTTTAAATACGCTAAGGGCATCTTGTTTATGACATTACCCTCTGGGCGGTCACTGGCCTATGTACAGCCTCGATTTGACGGTCGGGAGTTGACCTACATGGGCATGAATCAGACAACCCGAAAGTGGGAACGTACCAAGACATGGGGTGGAAAGCTGACCGAAAACTTGATCCAGGCTATTGCCCGTGACTGCTTGGCTGTGTCGATGGCAAAGATCCAAAAGGCCGGCTATCACATCGTCATGCATGTCCACGACGAGGTCATTGTCGAAGTGCCGGCTAAGGATGCCGAGGGGCATTTAAAAAGAATTGAAGAACTAATGGGAGAGCCAATCGAATGGGCGCTGGGACTGCTCCTGACGGCCGACGGCTTTACCAGTGAATACTATAGAAAGGATTAGGCGATCTGATGGAAAACAGAAAGTTAAGCATCGCAGTCTGTAAAAATCGAAAAGATAAAAAATATCATAACCAAAAGGTCGCCTGGTCCGACCTTGTAAAAAGATTGGAATCGACGACGATCACGCATGAAACGATCAACGAGTATCGGTCTATGTCAAAAGAGAGACAGTCCGATATCAAAGATGTTGGCGGTTTTGTCGGCGGTTATTTAAAAGATGGTAAGCGTGGTAAGGAGACAGTGGTCAGCCGATCCATGATTACGCTGGATCTTGATGACGCTAGCATGGATATTGTTGACGATTGGGACATGCTGGGCAGTCCGGGATATGCAATGGTGGTGTATTCGACACATAAGCATACGCTAAGCAAACCTAAGCTAAGGCTAATCTTACCGCTATCAAGAGATGTCGATGCGGACGAGTATGAGTTTATAGCACGCACCGTAGCGCAGCAGATGGACAACTCGATGCTGATGTTTGATGACACGACCTATCAGCCAAGCCGCATGATGTTCTGGCCATCGACTAGCAAAGACGGTGACTATTTGTATCGGGTCTATGACGATACCTGGTTGGATGTCGATGCGATGTTAAGCCAACATCCGGATTGGCGGGATATGTCCACATGGCCGTACAGCAACCGTGTTAAAGAGCTAGTCACCAAACGTCATAAAAAGTTTGAGGATCCGCACAAGAAGAAAGGGTGGATCGGCGCCTTTAACCGAACGTACACCATACAGGATGCCATTGGCAAGTTCATACCGGAGGTCTATACACCGACTGACAAGGACGATCGATGGACATACGTCGAAGGATCTACGGCAGGAGGATTGGTCATTTACGACAACGGTAAATCTGCCTACTCCAATCACTCAACCGATCCGGCAGCGGATGGGCATGAGCACAGCTCGTTTGACCTGGTACGCATCCACAAATTTGGAGAACTGGACGCTGATATCAAAGAGGGTACAAGAGCAACCGCACTGCCAAGCTACAAGGCTATGGTCGATATGCTGCAGACAGATGACGAGACCAAGATCACGATGGCTAAAGAGCAAGCAGCAGAACTCGAAGAAGATTTCGGAGAGGATTTAAAAGAAGCCGATAACTCATGGATGGCTAAATTGGTGAGGGACAAAAACGGTAACTGTAAGCCGATGATTGGCAACGCCTCTCTGATTCTTAACAACGATCCTAAGCTGAGTAAAGCCATACGATTTGATGCTTTTTCGCAGTTGATGGTCGCCATCGAAGATCTACCGTGGCGAAAAGTTGACAGAGCAACAAGAGCTTTTAATGACCGAGATATGGCATCGCTGAGACTCTATTTAGAGCGCAAGTACCATATGACTGGTAAGGGAGCCATAGAAGATGCCTACTTGGATTTCTTGCAGGATCATGAAATCCACCCCGTGAGAGAGAAGTTGAATAGCTTGGTTTGGAATGGCGTTCCCAGAGCCGAGTCAATCTTTATCGATTTTCTAGGGGCTCGGGACACCCAGTATGTACGCATGGTTACGAGGATATTTCTAAGAGCTGCGGTCATGAGGGTGTTTCAGCCAGGTATCAAGTTTGACTATATGCCGATATTGATCGGTCCACAGGGCATCGGTAAATCTACGATCCTGGCCAAGTTGTCTATGGGTTGGTTTAATGACAGCCTTAAAGACTTCAAAGGTAAAGAGGCTATGGAGCAGATACAGGGGTCATGGTTTAACGAGATCGGCGAGTTGGCGGCTTTACGTAAATCCGAAGTCGAGGATATCAAGCAGTTTCTTTCGAGCCGTGAGGATAAGTTTCGACCGGCATATGGCAGGAAAACAGAGCTCTATCCAAGACAGGGCGTGTTTATCGGTACATCCAATAAGCCGGATATCTTTCGGGACATGACCGGAAACCGCCGATTTTGGCCAATTGACCTGGTCAAGGACGAGGCAAAAAAGAAACGTTTTTTTACCGAATTTGACGATACATATGTTGAGCAGATTTGGGCGGAGGTCATGACGTGGGGAGGTCAACAGTTGTATCTACCTTACGAAATCGAGGAACAGGCAGAGCAGATACAGAAAGAGCACATGGAGACCAATATCCACGCAGAAAAGATCCGTGACTACCTCGATACTTTGTTACCGGTAGATTGGGAAGATTGGAGTATAGACGACCGCCGTGACTATTACCTAGACCCCAAAAAAATTGAAGAGGAAGGTAAGGTAAAGAGGGAAAAAGTATCCATCAAAGAATTGATGATCGAACTATTCAATGTACCGGAACACCAGTTAGATAACTACAGGGCGAAAGAGTACAACGACATCATACGATCTTTCGAGGATTGGGAGTATAAAACAAGCGTTAGATTCTATGAGCCATATGGTAGAGGGCGTGGATTTCAGCGTAAAAAGTAGCAATCTTTGTTGACAAAATAGGGGTAAACATTGTTGACAAAAAAGAAAAAATGTCAACAACTGTCAACAATTGTCAACAAAGATTATAAACATTGTTGACACGTTTAAGTCCTTTATTTATGCGGACTAAATGATATTTGTCAACAATGTCAACAAAGATTTTACAAATTTAAATATTAGTTAGTTTACCTATATATACACGCGAAAAAACGCCCGCGCGCACATACGCGTATAGTTTTGACCGTTTTGTTGTTGACATTGTTGACACAGGTGAGAAAGAGGTGATTGAGTTGTTAATTCAAAATAAAGCGGAATATAAAGGTGATAATAGAATTTTGGATGTGGGTTCTTGGTCTCGAATCCGAACAGCTAGTTTAGGCGAGAAGCTGATAGCAGTAGAAGTCATTAACGAAGAAAATGAAGAATTTTTGATCGGAATCTATCCTGAACGAGTTGAGGGTTTGGTGATGAAACATATTTCTGATCAGATCCAAAAACAGATATTGGCTGGGGTTGAAAAAGATGATTTATTTATCATCGCGCCCGAGGAATCTGAACTAGAGGAATGAGGTGAAAGAAAATGGAAAAATGGATTCGGACAGTAGTACGAACAGAAAAAGATGATATGGATTGTCTTAAAACCCGCTTCCATGTCATGAACGATGTTGATGTGATGGCGGGTACAAATGATGGCGATGGCGATCGGAAACGCACTTATATAAAACTGAGTGTGCCAGAATACAGTCTTATCAATTTTTAAGACAAATGAAAGTAATGGCAGAAAAGAATTAGAGATCCATGTTGGTGGAATGTGTGAACATGACGAAATAATGCCAGCATTACAATTTGCTTTAGACGCCATTGAAAGCATAACAGATAACGAAGTAATCGAACCGGAGATTTAAGGAGGAAAAGAACATGTTAATTATGAATCAAACAAATACATTGATAGCTGATTGCATAGAAATTTATATCGATTCTGATAAAGAGGGAACTTGGGTCATGGGAATATTACCAAATAGCCAAGAAGTGCATTTAGGGATGTATGAATCCATCGAGGCTGCACAAAAGGTCTTGAACGGATTTATTTGTAAACATGCTTGAAAAACAAATCGAGAAGTACCTGAAAGAACAGGTACAGGCCAGAGGGTGGCTGTGTTGGAAACTGGTGTCGCCGGGCACGACCGGCGTACCGGACCGCATCGTCATCGGCAATCGGCAGATCGTCTTTGTCGAGTTGAAAAAACCGGAGACAGGTCGGGTGTCCAAAGTTCAGCAGTTCCGGTTGCATCAGTTGCAAGGCTTGGGACATCGGACAAAGGTCATCGATTCCAAAGCTGGTGTCGATAACCTGATCAAAGGGTTAAGCAAAGGAGTGTACGGACATGATCTTTAAACCTCATCCCTATCAACGTGAGGCCATCCAGTGGGGGCTGGGCCATAAAAAGTGTGGATTGCTGCTACCGATGGGAGCGGGCAAGACGGTCTGTACACTGACCATCATCCAAAGGCTGATGTATATCGAGGTATCAAAAGTGTTGATCATCGGCCCTGTTCGAGTCGTACAGTCCACATGGCCGGATGAGATCCGACAGTGGGAGCATACCAAAGATCTAAGTTACACCATTATCGATGGGCCGATGGCGAAAGGGAAAAAGCGTGTAGATTTATCTACAGATTTGTATCTGATTGGGAAAGAAAATGTAGCGGATCTGATCGAGACGTACCAAAGGGACTGGCCCTTTGACATGGTGGTGATTGATGAGCTGTCCACCTTTAAAAATCCACAGTCCAAACGGTTTAAGGCCCTGCGGAAAATGATGCCTTTAGTTGAGAGATTTATCGGTCTGACCGGTACACCGGCGCCAAACGGCTTACCGGATCTGTGGAGTCAGATCTACTTGATGGACAGAGGCGAACGATTAGGCAAGACCTTATCTGCTTTTCGAGGAAGGTTCTTGAAACCCGGACGACGAAATGGATACGTCGTTTACGAATGGAATCTACAGGACGGTGCAGAAGAAGAGATCTATAAGCGCATTGGAGATATCTGTATGTCAATCCAACAGGGCGACTGTACCAAGCTGCCACCGTTGACCGTGATCGATTATCCGGTAGATCTCAAAAAAGCCAAGAGAGGCTATGACCAGTTTAAACGGGACAAGTTGTTAGAGCTTGGAGATGATGAGGCCATCATCGCCGCCAACGCCGGAGTCCTGTGCGGACAACTGCTGCAGTACGCATCCGGTGAGATCTACCAGGAGTCCGGATCAAGCAAGACCGTCGATATCCACCATCACAAACTGGATGCACTCGACGATCTGATCGAGTCGGCCAATGGACAGTCGGTCATGGTGTTCTACTACTTTAAACACGAGCTGGAGCGATTGATGACTCATTATACAGAGATGGGTAAGGTCGTAAAAACCGTGAGCGGACCGGAGGATGTACGAGCCTGGAACGAGGGCAAAATCGATATCCTGCTGCTGCATCCGGCCTCAGCGGGGCATGGGCTGAATCTCCAAAAAGGAGGAAATATCGCCATTTGGTACACACTACCCAATTGGAATTTAGAACTTTATCAACAGGCCAATGCTAGAATCTACAGACAGGGCCAACAAAGGGCAGTGACCATCTACCATCTGATGGCTAAGGGTACGATCGATGAGGACATGATCGATGCCTTGAATAAAAAAGACGTAACACAAAAGAGGCTGATTGAAGCCTTAAGAAAGGAGAGCTAACCGTGAAACAAGAATATTTAGAAGCGGTAGATAAACTAGAAAAAGAATACGATGCATTTTACATCGAGAACAAGTACGGCGATGGAACACACAAGAAAGAATTTGAATTGCTGGCGAAGCTTAAAGGCGAAAAGGTGCCAAATGCTTTGAGATGGATCAAGCGCTGCTATGACTGCTACTACAAGAATGAGCTTGGAGGACCTGACAGTCCGTTTGCCTATCTGAGACAAGTTATCAACGAGGAATTGTAGAGATGTTGACTGAAAAAGAGTGTAGGCAAGCGTTGGAAATCCTAAAAGCACGAGTGAACTATGAAAATGTGGACGCCATCATCTGCTTTAAAGAGCTGATCGATGAGCACTTTGACAATCCGCCGCTTACCATCGATGATCTTAAACCGGATCAGGAAGTGTATTCTAAAAACTTTGGCGAAACAGTGTTGATCAGAGACGTGGACAAAGAAAAGAATTCAGTGATTCTTTCGGCGATCGACAGAAAATGCTATCTATCATACGCATTTGAACCTAATTGTTTTTACAGAAAGAAGGTAGAGTAGCAATGATTAAAAAATACAGAAAGAAACCAGTGGTAATAGAAGCCGTACAACGTACAGGCAAAAACGATAATGAGGTATGTGATTTTCTTGCAAATAGCGAATCATGCTTTGGCTATGATGCAGGAAAAATCGCCATTGAAACTTTAGAGGGAGAAATGACCGTAAGTGTAGGCGATTTCGTAATCAAAGGGATCAGAGGCGAGTGCTATCCATGCAAGCCGGATATCTTCGAGAAGACATATGAAGAGGTACAGGAATGACAGATGTCAGAATTGGGGTGGTTAGAAAATGATTAGCAGAGCGAAGTTAAGGGGATACAAGCTTGATGAAGATTGTAAGCGAGCGAATATAACCACACATGAATATGGACTAGAGGATGATAGAGTTTTCTGTCGTGGCTTATATAATTGTAGGACAGATGAAATAATCGAAAAATGTTTGCACTGCAAAGCGTTTTTATACAACGCTAAACCACTAGTAAAGGAGAACCAAAGTGAAAAAAATAGCTCGTATGATATATAACATAATATTTATTTTAATTTGGTGGTTATTGCTATGGTTATTTTCGGAACTGTAAGGGATAAAGGAGAAAGAGAATGACTAATTTAGAATATTACAAAGATGAAATAAAAGAAGAGTTTTTAAAACATCATTATCTAGGAGATGTTGTATACATCGTTGCTAGCAACAATGGATATAAATTTTACAGAAATAGTGAAGATGACATTAATTTAATAGATTGGCTTTTGGAAGAGCACAAAGAGCCTATCAAATTAAAGAAATGGGAATATGATTTATTGAAATGCTATCAAGAAACAAAAGATGATGGCGAATTTGTGGATTATTACATTTTGAAAGAAATGCAGTATAAAGGGCATTTCCAAGGTGTTGATTACAATTTAACAATTGAAGAAATCCTAGAAAATTGCGAGGTCGTCGAATGACGAAAGAAGACATACTGTTTATCCTGGCGTTATGGATCTTGCAGATCTTTTTAATACTTGTTTGTGGTGGTTTAGCTCCACCGATTAAACAGCACTAACCTCGTACCTGGTAAGGACCGGCTTGCGTGATTTCAGTAGCCTCCTTCTATTTACTTAAATTTACGGCCAAACCCACAAGTACCAACGATACGCGCATACGCGAGTCGGCCCTTACTGGGTGCGAGGATTAAAAGAAAGGATGCTAAAAAGTATGATAATTTATGGCGTTTACGATATAAAAACGGACCTGCCTATGTGCATCGGTAACACGCGAGAGTGTTGTGCCTTTTTGGGCATCAAACCGGTATCTTTCCGCTGCATAGTAACCCGACAGAAAGCGAGAGCAGGTCGTAAATACAAAATAATGAAACTCTTCGAGGAGGACAAATAATGTTAAATCTCAAACACAATTACTTTATCGACAGTGATGGCAACTGTCTAAAACTCTGTAAGAGAGCCGTAAGGCACGATGACGAGGCAAACACCGATAGAGAGGTAGTAACACTCATCGGCTATCATACCGACCTGTCAACAGCTCTCAGGGGGTACACACGGCACGTTATCAATGAGCATATCAAAGACAATGAAACGACACTTAGACAAGTCTTGGATCTACTCAACGAGCTGGATGAGGAGGTGCAGGGTTATGGAGCCTAAGCTAGACGTCGGCTTTAAGCCAATCAGCCAATCTTACCGTAAGTTTGGCGATACCATACTTGCCTCTTGGCGGTTTAAGATCCACGGCCCTTACGAGCTGATCGTCTGGTACAAAGCTAAAGGATCAAAAATCCTCACAAGAGGTGATAAGGCGCATCCGTTCGAGGCTCGTTTTGTCAAAAACTCGTTTGACGGCAACAGCTATACTGAGATCTTTACCAATGGCTATCTTGATAGCAAGGGTGTAGAGCGGTTGATCCAGGATCTGACTATTAAATTTTTGCATATGGCGATCAAAGCGCTATGATGCCAGCAGCATAAAAAAGGAGGAATAAAAATGGGACAAATCGAAATAAGTTTTATCGACAAACAGACAGGGCTTCCGTTTTCATTGCCGAAGCCACGAAAATTGATCGTAAACGGACCGGCGACAGTGATCCTTTGGAGTGACGGTACCAAGACCGTCGCAAAATGTAACACGGATGAGCCGTTTGATCCGGAAAAAGGTGTGGCTATTGCTATTGCTAAAAGATTTGTATCGGGTAACAAGCTGCATAGGATGTTTGATGACGCCGGATTTCAGCTGATCGATAATAGCGGGATGAAAAGTTTATTAGTTCAGTGGGCAGAAACTATGACAGCAATCGCAAATGCTTTTGGCAGTAGTTCCGGAGGTGACCAAAAATGAGCGGCGGGAAATACAATCCTGCCGTCCTCTGGCACAAGTTGGGATACAGGAGCAACAAGATCGTTGGTGTGGTCAAAAACTACTTTAAGGCCGTTGGTCATCAGACCATTACCTTTGATATGCAGGGCCGACAGGTCGCTGTTACCGATGAGAGCTCTAACAGCGTGGTATTGAGCGCAAAAGAGATCGAGGCTATTTATTTTACAGCCAAAAGTATGGGGTGGTTAAACAATGATTGATATGTTGATTGAGACCATTAAGGGTCTTGGCTTGATAGCCGTAATACTGTTTTTAGCGTTTGTCATCGTTGTAATCATGCAAACGCTGATTCAGACGATTACCAGAGGAGGTCGTCGGAATGAATAAAGGCCATTACCTCGACTGCATCGAGCTGCTGGAACGCAATAGCCGCAAATCCTCATACGTCAAAAACCAGGCGGATGACTTGAGGCGGCTAGTCGATGAGCGTTACCAACTTGTCGAAGATCATACAAAGCTGGAGAGAGCGTATTTTGGGCAGCAGACAACGATCGAAAACCTACAAGAAAAGATAAGCAAAATTAAGGGATACCGAGAAAAGATTGACCGCCGTCGTAGGAGGCAACATGACAGACGATAAAGCGAAGTATATTCTCCACGAGATCAAGAGCTTGCGGAGGTATCAAAAGATCATCCAGGGTATTGATCTTGATCTAAAGAGAGTGCATGAGGAGATCCGGACCATATCGGAGCCCTCTTGCCCTCAGGGGCATGGCGACTTACCAAAAGTCCAAAGCCATGCAGATAAGTCATCCTTAGTGCTTGGATTGATGACAGACGAGGCAGAACTTATAAAAGAGCGAGATAAGTTTGTGGATCGCCGGAAAGAGGCTGATGACTACTACACCAAACTCAAACTTGTCTGCACAAGGCAAGAGCTGGACTTTGCCGATGCCTTTTTTCGGGGAGTATCGTACAAGCGCCTATCCATTGACTATCATTATGAAAATCCTTACGAGAAGGTATTGAATCTTATAAAAAAGAGCGATACATCTAGTAAACTAGGTGTGTCAAGGTGCTATACTGATAGTGTCGAAAAGTAAGGTAAAGAAATCATTTTATGATCCCACAACGTTCCATAAAGTATTTACCGTCTGAAATAAAAAGTAGGGCTCTTCGACAAACCTTAAAAAATTGGCCGGCTTATTAGTCGGCCTTTTTTGATGCCAACAGCTGACCGACGCCTTCTTTTGCTCTCCTATCTTTGGCGGTCGAGTCAGCACCAGGCATGACGGAAAGGAGGTAGCCTATGACCGAGAAAATGATGCTGTTTTGCGAAGAGTATTTAAAAGACAAAGAACTCAATGCCAGCGCGGCGTATAAACGTGTTTACAAGACATGCAAGGCAGATATGACGGCGAGATCCAACGCATCCAAGTTGTTAAAAAGGCCGGATGTCAGAGAGTACATCCAAAAAAAGCAAGCTGAGATCCACGATCAAAACACAGCGGACATCAAGGAGGTCGAGGAGTACCTCACTTCGGTGATGCGTGGTAATTCGAAGTCAGAGGTGTTAAAGCTTAACGGCGACGGATACCAAGTTGTCGTTGAAAAACACCCGGAGGAAAAAGACCGTATCCGGGCGGCTGAGTTACTGGGTAAACGGTACGGGATGTTCAAAGATGGATTGACTTTGGATGACGATATGACACTTAACATCAAGGTGGATTATGGATCTGACGATTAAGACTAACCGGATTTTTAAAGATCCGGACCAAAGCCAAAAACGATACATCGTCATGAAAGGGTCTGCCGGTTCTGGCAAGTCCGTTGACACCGCCCAGCACTACATCCTACGTCTGATGTCCGATCCAGGTCGTAATTTGCTGTGTGTCCGAAAATCGGACGTTACCAATCGAGACAGCACCTTTGCCGAATTACAGGGTGCTATTTTTCGTATGTTTGGAGAGAGCTACAAAAAGTACTGGTACATCAATTCGAGCGATATGCGCTTGGAGTGTATCGCTAACCACAACCAGATCTTTTTCCGTGGAGTGAACGATGAAAAGCAACGAGAAAAGCTAAAGTCCATCGCCGTAAAGCGAGGCAAGCTTACCGATGTGTGGATCGAGGAAGCCACAGAGCTAACGCAAAGCGACTTTGAGATTATCGATGACCGTCTACGTGGTGAGTTGCCGGAAGGGCAGTTTTACCAAATACGGTTGACCTTTAACCCGGTTAGTTCGAGCCACTGGATCAAAAAGCACTTTTTCGATCGTGCCGATCCGGATGTCTTTACGCATCATTCGACCTACAAGGACAACCGCTTTATTGACGATGCGTATTACCGACGCATGGAAAGACGTAAAGAGGTTGATCCGGATGGTTACCGCATTTACGGACTTGGCGAGTGGGGAGAGGTTGGAGGATTGATCTTGACCAATTACGTGATTGAGGAATTTGACACCTCGCCGGAGCGTTTTGACTATATGGTCAATTCGCAGGACTTTGGGTATAACCATGCCGACTGTATCGGTGAGGTTGGATTTAAGGACGGTGAGCTTTACCTGTGCCGAGAAATCTATGAGTTTGAAAAAGATACAGGTGAGTTGATTGACCTGGCTAACAAGAGAGGCTTTAACAAGTCTTTGACGATGTGGTGTGACTCAGCAAAATGTGGCGTAAAGCTGGATACAAAGCCAAAGGTGTCAAAAAGGAGCCAAACAGTGTAAGGGCGCAAATCGACTACCTTAAATTACATAAAATCCATATCCACCCAAGCTGCATAAATACGATCAAGGAGATCCAGCAGTGGAAGTGGAAAAAGAATGACAAAACTAACGAGTATTTGGATGAGCCGGTCAACTTTTGTGATGACGCAATGGCCATGCTAAGGTACTCGATCGAAGAAGAGAGAAAGCCGAAAGCAAGGCTGAATATATTGACAGGAGGTATCTAGTATGGACAAGCTCAATAGCTACATCCAACCGGATGAGCTCATTACCTTACCGGATGACAAAGAGATGAGCATAGCAGTGCTGCAAGATCTGATTGCTGAACACAAAAAGCTGTGCGTCACGCGTTATGAAACGCTGCGAAAAGCGTACATCGGGGACTATCCGATTTTGCATCAGGCAGACAAAGAAAAATACAAACCCGATAACCGAATCGTGGTCAACTTTGCCAAGTACATTGTTGACACCATGATCGGTTTTTTTATTGGCGTACCAATCAAAGTTAACTCGCAAGATGAGCGAGTGGCTGAATACCTTAACTTACTGGATCAGTACAATGACCAGGACGACAACAACGCCGAATTGGCAAGGATCTGTAGCATTTACGGCAAAGGATATGAGGCGTATTACAACGATGAGAGTAGCCAGGTCGCCATCACGTACTTGAATCCGTTAGAGGGGTTTATGGTTTACGATGAGACAGTGCAGCAGAACCCAAGATACTTTATTAGCTATAAAGTGGATTCGGAAGGCTATACGCATGGCGAGGTCAGAGATGCATCGAAAATCTACTTTTTTACGGACAAAGGAAATTTCCATTTCACGAAAGAAAAAGAGCACGGGTTTAGTGATATCCCAGCTACCGAATTTATCGAAAATGAAGAACGCATGTCGATCTTCGAACCTTGTTACTCTATGATCAATGCCTACAACAAGGCGATATCGGAAAAGGCTAATGATGTGGATTACTTTGCCGATGCGTACCTTAAGATCTTGGGGCCAAAGCTGAGTGAGGAAGAATTGAAAAGTGTGCGAGATCACCGCATCATCAATCTTGAAAAAGACGATCTGTCCGGTGTAGAGGTGGACTTTTTGGACAAGCCAAACGCCGACACCACACAGGAGAACTTGATCAACCGCCTGGAAAGACTGATCTTCCAGAACTCGATGGTGGCAAACATCAACGATGAAAACTTTGGTACATCGAGCGGTATTGCTCTCAAGTACAAATTGCTGTCGATGTCCAACTTGGCCAAAACGAAAGAACGTAAGTTTGTATCAGGGATGAACCGCCGATACAAGGTCATCTTTAGCAACGCCATTAACAACATGGCAGCCGATGACTGGTTAAAAGTCGAATACAAATTCACGCAAAACTTCCCGGCCAATCTACAAGAAGAAGCACAAATAGCCCAGCAGTTGAGCGGTATTGTCAGTCAAGAGACACAGTTAAGCGTATTGTCGATTGTGAATGACGTGAAGGCAGAAATGGACAAGATTGAGGCCGAGGCAAACACAGATAAGGTCATCGCTCAGTACTTTGATCCTACGGATGAACAAGAAAACCATTTGCCGGGGGATGAAGTAGATGCCGAAGAATAGCGAGGACTACTGGAGAGAGCGCGAAGAAGAGCAAAGGAAGCACAACATCACGGACGAAAGAGAGTACAGAAAAAATCTGGAACGGATCTACAAGAATATGCTTTCCGAGGTCAGTGATCAAATCTACTCTTTTTATGCTAAATATGCTAATAAAGAGGGAATCAGCATGGCCGAGGCCAAAAGAAGAGCGAATAAGCTTGATATAGAGGCATACGCTGAGAAAGCTAAGAAGTATGTAAAAGAAAAAGACTTCTCAGATCAGGCTAATGAAGAAATGCGTATCTATAACTTGACCATGAAGGTCAATCGCCTGGAACTTCTAAAAGCGCAGATTGGTCTTGAGCTTTGTGCGGGATCAGATGAAATCGAGAAGTTTATGGCCGAGCAATTAGAGGGCCGGACATTGGCTGAGATTGAAAGACAGGCCGGCATCTTAGGTAAGTCTATCCAGAACAATAAGGAGCTTGCTAAAGCAATTGTGAACGCATCTTTTCATAACGCGACTTTTAGTGATCGCATATGGGCCGAACAGGCTTCTCTGAGAAATCAGTTGTCTACCATCTTACAAAATGCCCTGATTGCCGGTAGACACCCTAGAGATTTTATTCCCCAGATCCGTAAGATCTTCGATGTCACAAAAAGCCAGGCTAATCGCTTACTTGTGACCGAGATGGCAAGAGTACAGACAGAGGCGCAGATGCAGTCTTTTAAGCGTAACGGCTTTGATGAGTACACCTTTTTAGCGCTAGGAACAGCCTGTGAGGTGTGCCGTAAAATTGACGGGCATCATTTCAAGGTTGAGACAGCTAATGCAGGCGTCAATATGCCACCGATGCATCCGCATTGTCGATGTAGCACGTCAGCTTATATGGACGATGACGATTACAATGATTGGCTAGATAGCTATTCTGAGCACCATCTTAATTTCCAGGATTGGAAAGATGCAAATCGATCGTCATTATTACGTATAGAGAATAATGCAGTCTATCATAATGGTTTTGGAATCACCTTAAGAGATAAGTACACCAACGATGAATTTAAAATTAAAGTTTTGCGGAGCCATGAAGAGTTCGCAAAAAAAGGTTGGCAATCCACCGAACATTTTAACAAGCAGTTGTTGGGACGCTTAAATAGTGGTAGGATTAAATCGAAGGATGACATATTTGACACGCTCTCTAAGCCGGTAAACTATATCGATTTAGAGACCCATAGATATGTTAAGTTTTATAACAATATTGGTATTGTCATTGACGATATCAACGGCTATCTAACAACGATAGTACCTCGAAAAACGATTAAGAAAGACTGGGTGAAGAAGTTATGACAGAGCAATTTAGAAAATTTTTAGACACAACAAATAAGTTTTTGCATGCCGATAATTTTGACGCACTTGGTTATTGCGATTATGTTGATCAATTCTGGGTGGATCATGAGGAAGATTTGGAATACTCTGCTGATCCCAATGATCGAAATGACGAGAATACTATTGTGTCACGAATATGGGAGCTCGCGGATCGATACGATGCGTGCGATGCAATAGTACAGCATGACCCGTATTGTATAAATGCCGCTAATCTAAAAAAGCAGTTAAAAGAAATTATTAAAAGTGTTTAGATTCTAATAGCCGCCGTAAGGGTGGCTTTTTTTATGCCCGAACGGAGGTGAGCGGTTATGATCCATATCAGTATCCATCAGACCGATGATGATTGCGAGATCACGATAAATGGACATGCGCAATACGCAGAGCCGGGAAAGGATATTGTTTGCAGCGCAATATCCACTTTGTTTGATACGTTGATGAGCGCTTTACAGCTATCGTCATCAGAGGTGTATGAGTATGAGGATCCACCAAAAGCAAGGATCAAAAATGTTGATGACTGGGCTGGTAGCTCAATCGACATTTTCCGGATCGGCGTGAGAGGCGTTGAAGCACAGTATCCCGATTACGTATCTGTATCAGACTGGTAGAAATTTAACTAAATTTCAGAGGAACTAATAATGTGTAGCCATAAATGGACAGTAAATGTCCAAAAAGTATATTTTGATAGAGACAACCAATGCAGGACGGAAATTAGAGTACGTACCTGCATTTTTTGTGGCAAAAAGAAAAAGGAGTTGATCAGGGTGAAAGATCCACCTTACCGGAAACTACTGAAATTTATAAAACACGACCTGAGCGATATGTAGCCGGGTCTTTTTTTTATGTCCAGACGTGGACAGACTATAAAAGCTACGTGGTGACCTTAAGCTTGAGGTCCTTAATATCAAGCCCGTGTCGCATCTATTCACGACCATAAACAAGGAGGATAAAAACATGAAATCTACGAATAGAACCAAATTTTACAATTTTGCTTTGCGCAGACCTTTTAATCTGCAGCGATTCGCCGACGAGGGAGATGCAGGTTCCGACGGAACTCTAGACAACGGTGATCCAAACGACGGTGCCCCGGAAGATGGACAAGCAGATCCCGCAGAAGACAGCAAAACCCCAAAATACACAGAGGAAGATATGCAGAGGGCCTTGCGACGTAAAGCCGCCGAAGTCAACAAAAAGCGTGACAAAGAGGAAAAAGAAAAAAGTGAGGCTGAACGTCTGCAAACTATGTCCGACGAGGAAAAACGAGCTCATGAATTTAAGGAAATGCAGAAAGAACTTGCGGCTCTCAAAAATGAGAGAGCGCTTGGTGAGATGGCTAAAACTGCAAGGGGCTTATTAGCCGACAGATCAATGTTAGCGATGATCTGATCAAGAACCTAATCAGCACCGATGCCGAAGCTACTAAAAATGCGGTGGACTCTTTTGCAGCAGCTTTCGAAAAAGCGGTACAGGATGCCGTTGCTGAGCGCCTAAAGGGTAAAGCCCCAACTGCTGGAAGCACGAATAAGAAAATCACAAAAGAGGAAATTCTTGCTGTTAAAGACAGACGTGAACGTCAACGCTTAATCAACGAAAATATGGATCTATTCAAAACACAACAATAGGAGGAAAAGAAAATGAGATATTTAAAACGACAATTACGTAAATTTAATTTGCAGCGCTTTGCTGTGCCAACTAACACAATCGTTACCACCGATTTGGAACCAGCTATTTCCATCGACTTTGCCAGCCGTTTGGCATCAAACATCACAGAGTTGCAGCAAGTCTTAGGAATCACAGAAATGATTCCAATGGCCAATGGTACGTCTATCAAGATCTACAAGATGACTCAGGAAAGTACCCCTGCACAGGTAGCCGAAGGTGAAACCATCAATCTGACTAAGATCAATCAGAAAGTTGCTAAAACAATCGACCTTACTTTGAAGAAATTCCGTAAGGCCACAACTGCCGAGGCTATTCAGCGTTCTGGTCGTTCCTTGGCAGTTAATAAAACGGATGAAAAACTGTTGTCCGGTATCCAGGGCGGAATCAAGAAAGACTTCTACGATCTGTTAGCTACGGGTACAGGTACGGCATCTGGTACTAACTTGCAGACTACATTAAGTGCTGCTTGGGGAGCCTTGAAAAAATTCTATGTAGATCAGGACGCTACACCGATTTATTTCGTATCCAGCGATGATGTGGCTGATTACTTAGGTACGGCTCCAATCACTTTGCAGACTGCTTTTGGTATGTCTTATATCGAGGATTTCTTAGGATTGGGTACTGTAGTCGTTACGCCATCTTTGACAAAAGGTAAACTGATCGCAACTGCAAAAGAAAACTTAAACGGTGCTTACGTACCTGCATCTTCCGGTGATGTTGCACAGTCTTTCAACTTGACAGGTGATTCTACTGGCATGGTCGGTATGACGCACTATGTAGTAGGTTCTAATGCCACTGTTGAGACATTGGCCATGACCGGTGTTGTATTCTTCCCAGAATTACTGGATGGCGTTATCGTAGGTACAATCTCGGGGGAATAATTGGGTCTGACGTATTAACGATCCCGACTCAGGGTCAGACCCTATATGGCAAGCGAGTAAGCTCGCTGATCGGGGAAGATGTTAAGGTGCTTGCTGATGGTACGGTAACCGGTACCTTAAAGCATGTTACCGATTATACACAGTTCAACGAGGCCGTACCGGCCGAACAGGAAGGCTATTTCTTCCCGTTCAAGCTCACGAAGGCCGGTACTAAAATGACCTTTAAGAAAAATGGTGAGGACTCGAAAAAAGACATCGCATGGGAAGCCATGAACGTCTTTAGAGTGACTAAAACCGATACTTTTGAGGTCATTGTTGATGGTGAGTCTGTTGTAACCTTTAACTTTGCCAAAGCCACGTTTGCCGAGTAAGGAGTGATATCGTATGGCGGTAATTGACGATATTAAATCCATGCTTGGACTGACCGAGGACTCCACTCAGTTGAGTACGATCATTGCACTTACAGAGAGCCGTTTAAAGGCTCTCTTGGGCGTTGATGTCGTGCCGCAGGAGTTAGAGTATATCGAGGTCGAGATTGCCGTCAGACGGTACAACCGTATCGGCTCAGAGGGCGCTACCTCACACTCCGTAGAGGGAGAGTCCTGGTCTTTTAAGGACAATGATTTTGCCGATTTCGCTGACGACATCCAGGCATGGCGAGACAAGCAAATTGACGAGTCAAAAGGCAGGATACGCTTTTTATGAGATACGATACACCCATCTTTTTTAGAACTGTAACACCTGGTGACTATGACGAGTCAACGGGAAATTATGGCGATGACGAAGTATCCGAAACAATGGTCATGGCTTCGGTCATGGATACGCAGACCGAGACCATGAAGCTTGTTTACGGTGATATCCGACAGGGCTCTTTGACCTTAACAACCCAAAATCACTTTGATCAGACCTTTGACAATATCCGTATTGGCGACAAGGTCTATCGGGTGGATCGTACAAGACGATTACGAGTCAAACAGTCATTTATTGTATCGGAGGCACAATGATGTCTAAAGGGATCTCATTAGTAGGCATGGAAAAGCTGACAGCCAAGTTACAGGACAATATGAAAAAAGAGGCAGTTAAGACGGTCATCAAGAAAAATGGATCTCGCTTACAGCAAAGTGCACAGGAGAAAGCACCTGTCGATACCGGTGTTTTGAAGAGAAGCATTATGCTTGAAATCAAAGATTCCGGCTTGACGGCAGAAAGCGAAGCAACGGTTAACTATGCCGGCTATGTAGAGTATGGCACACGCTTTATGGGGGCACAGCCTTATATGCGACCGGCTCTGCAAGAAGTCGGAAAGCAGTTTAAATCCGATATGGAAAAGTTGGTGAAATGATGGACCCACAACAGGAACTGTTCTCGGCCTTGTTGGTCGAATTAAAAAAACTAGGGTATGACGTTTATGACGGTGCGTTGCCGCCAAAAGATACGCCATACCCTTTTATATATTTGGCGGATAACCAGATCACTGATGATTTTGGTTATAAAAATGCGATATTGGCCGATGTCAGTCAGACGATACACGTTTGGCATAACAACATCCGTCAACGGGGTACAGTATCCAAGATGTTGCTTGATATAAAACGAGTAGCGTTTAAGATCACAAAGACAAAATCCTATAAATGGAATTTGAACTATAGTGATCAGCGAATCTTAAATGACGATACGACAGAGACTCCTTTATTGCATGGTGTTATTGATTTTAGTTTTAAACTTACAGGTTTCTAAGGAGGAATGAAAATGAAGAAGTTAGATTTTAAAGCCCTGAAATTACGTCCATTTGATCTACAGCGCTTCGCGAAAACACTTGAGGCAGTACAGGGTAAACGAATCATCTATTTATACAGAATGCTGTCCGATGCGACAACGACAGACGCGAAATCTATCGCTTTCTCGACGGAAAATGAGAACAGCTTATCCAGAGATGCGGACATTACGCAGACTAAAAGCGGACCTATCCGTACACCGGGAGCCGTTGAAACGGAGATTTCCCTAACATCGATCATGGCCAAAGGAGACGATATGATCGATAAGATCAAAAAGGCCGTAATCGATGGCAGTGTAGTAGAGTTGTGGGAAGTTAACCTTGACGAAGAAGGATCTTCGGACGATGTCGGTAAATTCAAAGCCACGTATTATCAAGGATTTGTTACGGAGTTAACTCTTAGCACAAGTGCAGAGGACGCCACAGAAATCAGTATGACTTATGGTCCTAATGGAACAGGTGCTACTGGGTACGCTACGGTAACAGATGAGCAGCAAGAGTTGGCATCTTACGTATTTAAAGATACAGCTAGAGAAGGTGCATAAATAGTATAAGCAGGGCCTGAAAAGGCCCCTTATTTTTGTATAGGAGGAAAGAATCATGCAAACGATGGAATTAACGATTAAGGATAAAGTTTACAGCTTTAAAGCTGGTATTGGCTTTATGACCAAGGCCAATAAAACTCAATTTATGGTCAATGAAGGAATCCGGGTAGACGTAGGTCTGCAGTTAATGGTGGGAGGCATCATGGACGGTGATGTGCTCGCTTTACGAGATGCATTGGTGTTGATGGCAGACGGCAATCCGAAAGCGACAGAAAGTATCATCAATGGCTATTTGGAAGATGAAAGCACAGACATCGATGCCTTATTTGAACAGGTGATTGATTTTTTCAAGACATCGAACTGTACAAAGAAGACAGTTCACAAGCTGGAAGAAGAAAAAGCAAAACGAGAAGGGAAAAACCAGTAGACTGGAACGCCTTATACGAAGAGATTGCACTCAATTGTTTTCGGTACCTAGGTTTTACTAGTCTCGACCAAGTGGATAACTTGACGTTAAAAGAGTATCGACTACTCATGAAGTCAGTCGAATTAAAACAGATCGACAAAGAAAGATGGGTGCACTGGCAGGCCTTTCTTAATTTCGCTGTCAAGGCTGAAAAAGGAAAGGGCAAACGGGCAAGACCGAGATACAAAAACTTTGAGGATTTCTTTAACTACAAAAAAGAAATTAAAAGGGTTCTTAACGAAGGTAAGTCTGAAAAAGATGAACCTACTACAATTACTCGTTTGCGTGATTACTACGTAAATAAAAAACAGGAGGTATAACAAATGGATAGTTACACAGTCAAGGCCATATTATCCGCAGTCGATAAAGGCTTTACCTCCACGATGAAACAGGCCGAGCAAACATGTCAAAGCCTGTCAGATCGAGTAAAAAGCGGCTTGGGATTTGGTGTCCTTACGGGTATCGGGTCTCAAGCTTTTTCTTCGCTCACAAATGGTTTTAGCAATCTTATCGGAGAGATGAATGCCTCCAATGTATCCTGGAAGGTTTTCCAGGGCAACATGGAGATGTTGGGGAAAAGTTCAGGTGATATCGCCAGCATACAGGCTGAATTACAAAAGTTTGCCGAGCAGTCTATCTATAGTGCTTCGGACATGGCTACTACTTACAGCCAATTGGCCGCGGTAGGAACGAAAAACTGTACACAGCTGGTAAAAGGTTTTGGCGGTCTTGCAGCCGCAGCGGAAAACCCAACGCAAGCCATGAAGACTCTGAGCCAACAGGCCACACAGATGGCAGCCAAGCCATATGTACAGTGGATGGATTTCAAGCTTATGTTAGAGCAAACGCCGGCAGGTATCGCTGCGGTAGCTAAAGAGATGGGGAAAACCACATCTCAGTTGGTTGCTGACGTCCAGGAAGGCACGGTCAAGACAGAAGATTTCTTTGACGCGATCAGCAAAGTAGGAACGAATGATGCCTTTACTAAACTGGCAACATCCTATAAATCCACAGAGCAGGCAATGGACGGTTTAATGGAGACCATGTCCAATAAGCTACAGCCTGCCTGGAAGGCGCTAGATCAGGTAGGTATCGATGCCGTAAGTGGTTTGATTGATTTGCTTGGCCAAGTCGATGTTACAGCTTTGAGCGAGGGCATCATGGGCGTTGTCGAGGACATAAAAGGTGGCTTTAACACACTCAAAACAATAGTTACTAATGCTTGGAATGCGTTTAAGGAGACAGGAGCAATCGACTCTGCCAAAGAGGCACTAAACTCATGCAAGGATGCGATCAATAACGTGGTGACCGCTGTATCTAACAGCGGCATCATAGAGACGTTTGCACATGCCTTTGGCGAGATTGTTGACCAAGTAAGCATCGCAGTCGATAAGATTGCAGATTTTATAGCTGGTTTAGACGAGGGTACGATCAATACTTTTGCCGGTGCGATAGCCGGCCTTTTTACTGCCTATGCAGGATATAAGGTTGTATCATCGGCCACGTCAAAAATTAAAGATTTTACAAGCAACGCCAAGTCCGCTTTAAAGACTGTCAAAGATCTTTACAAAAAGATAAAAGGTGGCGGGGATCCAAAGGAGCCATCACAGACGCCTCAAGTCGATCCGGTCGAAACAAAAAATTTGAAAAACATATCGAGCGAGATCAAGGCCAAATGGGAAGGTGTAGGCAGTGTCGTTGAGTCGGTTGGTACATCCATAAAGACAGCCTTAGAGGGTGTTGGGGATGTATTTAAATCCGTAGGCACCGCCATTGCCGACGCTGCTAAAGGAATCGGTGAGGGTATCAAATCAGCCTTAGAAGGTGTCGGTACCGTAATTGAATCCATTGGTACAGCCATCAAGTCGGTATTAGAGGGTCTTGCACCGGTGATTGAGTCACTTGGTACCGCGTTGGCTACTCTAGCCAAAGGAATCGGCGAGGGTATCGCTATTGCCTTAAGAGGCTTAGGTAGTGCATTGGCCATGATCCCTCCAACGACCTGGCTGGCTATTGGCGCAGCTGCCTTAATGTTTGGTGCCGCACTTGCCTTAGTTGGATCTCAGGGCGAGGGACTGCAGATGGTACTTAATGGCGTAGCTAACGTGATCAGTTCGGTAGCGCCGATCGTACAGATTGTAGTCAACGGTATCGTCAGCGCACTAAGCTTACTGCCGGGCATTTTTGAGTCGGTGGGGAACGCCGTTAAAACCGCCTGTTCAGGCATCTCTGAGGTAGTTACATCTTTAGGTACGGCCATCAGTGATGTAGTCACATCTGTAACGGACGGTATGTCCAAGATTATTGATTCTATTGGTAATGCCATTAGTGGTGTACTTGACTCCTTGGCCAATATTATCGACTCGATCGGTGAGGCAGCACTTAACGCTGGAAAAGGCTTTAATGAGCTGTCAAAAGGTCTGGAACGTATCACTAAATTAAACTTGTTCGATATGGCCGCCTCAATGGCTGCTGTCATCGCATCGTTGGCCGGTGTTACGGCTATGTCCGGTGGATTGGCTGAGGCCGGAACCGGAATGAAACAATTTGCGGACGGAATCAAGCAAGTGAGCAAAAATGGTACAGTGGCAGCTACTGCATTGACAACGATCAACGCAGCGGTCACTCCATTATCCACAACCTTACCGCAGTTAGGTCCTCAGCTGACAACCGTCAGTGAGCAGATCCAAACGTTTGCGACAAATGCCATGCAGGCATTTACGACCCTGGCTGCATCCACAGTGAGCGCCATGACGTTTACCATGACAATGGCCATGCTTAACGCAGCAGTGCAACAGGCTACCGCAGTATTTACGGGCTACATGCTTGTGATCACAGGCGCAGTGGCCGCATTCGCCGGTCTTGCATCCGGTGCACAGTCGGCGCAGTCCGCTATCAGTGGATTGACAGGTGTAGCAAGCTCTGTCGGCTCCGCATTGAGCACTCTTGGCGCAGTAGGTAGCTCCGCCATGCAATCACTCGTCAGCTCCTTTAGGGAGGCACAGGGCGAGGCTGAGAGTGCAGGAAAAGCCATCGGTACAAACTTTACCAAGAGCGTACAGTCCGGTTTAAGGCAGTTGCCAAGTATCGCACAGTCCGCAGTTAGCTCGATGATCAGTGTACTCAACAGCGCGCAGTCCGCGGCCTATACATCCGGTGCCTATATCGGTATCGGATTGGCCAACGGTATGCGATCTCAGTTAGGTACGGTCAGAGCGGTCGCAGCGCAGTTGGCGGCAGCTGCGGATGCGGCTATCCAGGCTAAGGCACGTATCGGCTCACCATCTAAGGTTATGGCTAAAAACGGTATGTGGATCGGTCAAGGTTTGGTCAATGGTATCGAGGGTATGTACAGTAAGGTGCATAAAGCCGCCTACGGATTGTTTGACATACCGCAGTTGTCCAATCCTAAGATGGCCTTTGCCGGTATCAACGCATCTTTAAGTGATGACTACAGTTATTACCATGATGTGCACTACACCATCGAGGTACCATTAGACGTAAATGGACGTGAGTTTGCTAAAGCCACATATGATGACTTTGATAAAGAGGGCTCTGCAAGAGCCAAGATAAAAGATCGTATAAAGGGGGTTAGATAGTCATGTACAACTTTGTAGATACCACTACAGGTCCGACCGGCGGTAAGGCACTGCCGGCCGAGGCCATGAAGTATAACGGTGTGTATTTAGAGGACGAGATCCCTGGCTATCAAACCCTCTATGTATCCGGACGAGAGCTCATGGAGTCGGAAGTCCAAGAGAAGGAAATCACGGGAATCGATGGGTCTGTCTATTATGGCAAGACCTATCCACCCCGTACCATAACTATTGGATATCAGCTGATTGCGAAAGACAATGCAGCTTTCCGATCGGCTTTTAACAAGATGAATCAGATCCTGTCGGCCGAACAGGTGCAGATCATTTTTGCCGATGAAACCGACAAGTACTTTATCGGTACCAAGGTGGGGAATGAAACTCCCGATCCGGGGATCAATGCCATTGTTAGCGAGTTTGAGATCTACTGTCCGGATCCTCGCAAGTATGCTACGACTTTAAAAGAGTTTACTGCAAGCCGTAACGAAGAGGGTATCCTGGAGGCCACGATCGATAACGACGGATCTATGCCGGCATGTATCGATTACGAAATCATCAACCGGCAGGACAACGGCTATATTGGCATTGTGGCCGAATCGGGAGTTATGGAATTTGGTAAAAGGGAAGAAGTCGATGGGGAAACGTACAAGCAAAACGAAATGCTTGTACGGCTATCCGACTTTATCAGTGCGCCGGATGATGTCGGTGGCCATGATGCCATGCATCCTTTGTACGGTACCGATGGGACACTGACGACCAAGACATGGTTTAGCACACAGTTTTTGACGTTAGGTACACCTGGCACTTTAAAGGGTGATGCAAACGGTGGCTTGCGTACCGTGACCATACCGGGTGACTCCGAAGGTGAGGCGGGGTGTAAAAACTTTTATGCTTATTTCCATTTGATCTTTTACGCAGGACTGATGGGGCAAACCGGTGAGATGTCCATATCTTTTTTGACCGAGGATGACGAGCTGATCTGTGGGGTCAATTGGCACAAAGGCGATATTTCCGGTAATACGGCCTACTATGATTTAGTTGTCCACAATCCGGATGCCAAGCCAACAGATAAGATGGCCGGTAAGGTGGTCAAGATGTATGAGTACACTACTAGTCACTTGCAAAGTCAAAATCCGTGGTACTGGGATTGGGGACACTGCGATATCAAAAAAGAGGGGTCGAAAATTCGATTCTTTTACTGGGGCGGTTACCCCGAATATGTTGTCCCGGAAGTGGAAAATATGGTCTGTAAAAAGATCCAGATTGCTTGTAAGCAATGGGGCAACCGTAGCGGCAACCAACTGCTGACCAACTTTGGATTCGATGTCTTTAATTTCCAAAAATTAAATGTCGAAAAATGGCGAGACGTGCCGAATCGATATAGCGCGGGATCAACTGTCACGATCGATGGCGAATACGCCAAGATCTACGTCAATGACATGCCAAAACAGGAGGATGAGATCGTGGGTACCCAGTACTTTAAAGTGCCACCTGGTCAATCTAAGGTACGCTTTTACATGAGCTCATGGGTGACGCAAGATCCATCCATCACAGTACGCATTAGGGAGGCATGGCTATAA